CTGGTACACGATGCCGTGGTCGCTGGAGCTGTATCAGCAGACGAACGCCCGTCTCTGGCGACAGGGGCAGCAGTCCGAAACGGTCGTCATCCACCACCTCGTTTCGGCGGGAACGATCGACGAGGACATCATGAAGGTTTTGGAAATGAAAGATAAAACACAGGCAGCGATGATGAAAGCCGTGAAAGCGAGGGTACGAGAATGAAAGAATACTGGGAGCAGGCGGAACGACTCCGCCGCCGTATCAATCGTAAGATACACGAAATTCACCTGCTGCGTCAGCGGGCGGAGGGCATGAACGGCAGCGGCATCAGCAATATGCCGAGAACGGTGTCCCCCGACCACAGCAAAATGGAGGGTACGGTTTTCAAAATCATGGCACTGGAGCAGGACATCAAGGATACACAGCAGGAATACGATGCTCTGATTGCCGACATGGAACGCCGTATCAAGGCGATTGACGATGCCGACGACCGTGACCTTCTGACCAAGCGTTATCTGGAGTTCAAGTCGTGGGACACCATCGCCGCCGAAATGTTTATCAGCAAGCGCCAAGCCTACTATATCCACAACAAAGCCCTGAAAAGTTTGCAGTCCGATGCAGTCCAATTCACTTGCAAACACCGGTAATGTGTGATATAATGTATCATAGAAGAATATGTATAGAGCCGTTGTGGGTATCCGCAGCGGCTTTTCTTATGCCCAAAGGAGATGCCGGTAATGCCGAAGAAAGCACTGAAACCCTGCAAGCATCCCGGCTGTCCGAGACTGACCGATGGTGCGTACTGCGACGAACACAAGCCCCTGCACCCTGAGCGCCCGTCAGCCGCCAAGCGTGGCTACGGCAGCAAGTGGCAGCATGTCAGCAAAGCGTACCTGCGGAAGCATCCGCTGTGCGTGAAGTGTCTGGCGCAGGGAAAGTATGTGACCGCAACGGTCGTTGACCATATCGTTCCGCATCGTGGCGATCACTACCTGATGTGGAGCGACACGAACTGGCAGGCGCTTTGCAAGCCCTGTCACGATAAGAAAACCGGAACCGAGGACAGCAGACCTGAATACGCTTACTGAATAATTCCTTTCGCCTAACATATAATAAGTTTTAGGAGAAAATACGCCTAACCACTTGATTTTTCGCCTAAAATAATTTATAATTAGGAGAAAGGAGCGTGAGAGTATGAGAAACTTCGATTACCGTGAACTTACAGGTCGTTCTTGGGACAGTGAGATTATCGGGCTTGTGGCACAGATTCATGAATACAAGGGCAGACAGGAGCTTTATCTGAAGCAGAAGCCCGCAGAGCTTGACCGACTGATTGAGATTGCAAAGGTACAGAGTACAGAAGCGTCCAATGAAATTGAGGGAATCCGCACGACCAATACACGCCTGCTGCAGCTTGTACGGGATAAGACAACACCCCGTAACCGTGATGAGGAAGAAATCATGGGTTACCGTGATGTGTTGAATACCATTCACGAGAATTTCGAGTTTATTCCAACCACTTCCAATTATATTCTGCAGCTCCACCGTGATCTGTATCAGTATTCCCATAAGAGCATTGGCGGAACTTTCAAGAACACCCAGAACTATATCAGCGCAACGGATGCAGAGGGACGAGAGTTTGTTTTGTTTACACCGCTTGCTCCGTATGAAACGCCTCCGGCAATTGATGCAATTTGTGAAAGCTATAACCGTATGATTGATATGCAGGAGCTTGACGCTTTGCTGCTGATACCCGTGTTCATTCACGACTTTCTCTGCATACACCCGTTCAATGATGGCAACGGCAGAATGAGCCGCCTGCTGACTACCCTGCTGCTGTATCGCTCCGGCTATGTGATCGGCAGGTATATCTCCCTTGAAAGCAAGATTGCCAAGAACAAGAACCTTTACTACGATGCTTTGGAGCAGTGTCAGAAAGGCTGGAACGAGAACACAGAAGATCCCACGCCTTTTATCAAGTATCTGTTGCAGACCATTCTTGCTGCGTACCGTGATTTCGAGGAGCGTGTAGCACTGGTTGATGAAAAGCTGCCCGCAATCGAAACGGTGCGCCGTGCGGTTTACAACAAGATTGGAAAGTTTACCAAGAGTGAGGTCATGGAGCTTTGTCCGACACTTAGCAAGGCTTCCATTGAGAATGCAAT